GGTCATAAAGGTGGTCTTGTTACTAATGGTGTTGGTGGAGCTATTCTCGGTGAGGGTGCAAATGGTTTTTTAATTGATGATCCAACTAAAGGTTTCAAAAAAGCAAGGTCAAAGACTCATCAGCAGGAATTAAATGATTGGTGGTTTACTGAGGCAAAGACCAGGTTAAATGCAGATATTGAGAATGGTCGTAAGCCTTGGGTAGTGGGTATTTGGCAACGATTGAATATTAATGATTTAGCTGGTCAAATCTTGTATAAAAAAGATGGGGATAAAAGAGTTCCTAATGAACCTCAAATGCCTTTCCATGAAGCTATTGAAATTTTACGTAATGGTGGGAGTATTCCTTATGGTACTTGGGTGATATTGAATTTGCCTGCTATTGCACAGGAAGATGATCCATTGGGACGTGAGGTTGGTGAGCCTTTATGGGAAGAACAAAAACCATTGGATGAGCTTGAGCAAATCAAAAGTGAAATGGGTAGTTTTCGTTTTAATGCTGTTTATCAAGGTGAGCCTCGTGAACCTGAAGGTAATGTATTCTATCGTAAATGGTTCAGTAATAGTAAGGTTCCGGATAAAGAGATGGATGAGATGGTAAAGAAACTTCCTTGTCTTAGGTATTGGGATTTGGGTGCTAGTGGTGAGGATGGTGATAGTACTGCTGCATCACTTACTTATTGGGATGGTGAGTATATGTATTGGAGTAAACAGTTAAAAAGGAAGCTCACTGCAAAAGGTGTTATGGATTATTTTAATGATATTACTGTTCGTGATGGTAAAAAGACTCATGTGCGTATTGAGCAGGAGCCGGGTGCATCTCCATTGGTTTTGATTAATAATTTGAAACGTCAGCCTCAATTAAAAGGGTATCGTATAAGGCCGGATAAAGTTAAAAAGGCTGGTGATAAGTTGACTAGGAGTTTTGATTTGCAGGCTTTGGCTGAGGATGGTAAGGTGTTGATTGCTGAGTCTATTTTTGAGATGGTTGTTGAGGATCTTGTTGAGTTTACTGGTGAGGATGGTGGTGAGGATGACCTTGTGGATACTGGTACTGGTGCTGCTCGTTATTGGACTCGTAAACGTAAGAAGGTTAATGCTTAAATTTTATGGTTTTGTTTAATGTTTAATGTTTATATGTATTATTATGTTCATTTGGATTTTATGAAATCCAGTAATTTGGATTTTTGTGTTTAATAAAATTAGTGAAAAACTAAACAATTATAAAAATGATGGAGATGTAATGGAAAATGACTAAAAAAGCAGATTCATTCATAGTTGCTATAGATGATGATGAGAATATTAATGTAATTGATAAACTTGAGATGAATAAATACCGTGTAGGTGCAAGTAAAGCAGAGGTTGACCCAAAAACTGGAAGTAAACAAGTACCTCCAAAGAATTTAACAGTAGGAAAAAATATTCAAGAACCTAAGTACAATCCAAACTACCTAGTAGATCTACTTGACATCTACAGTTATCACGAAATGTGCGTAAACGCAGTAAGTACAGACGCCGGTGGAATAAACTATGACATCTCACCAATAATGGACAGAGAACCAATCGAAGCAGAGAAAAAAAGATTCATGGAAATACTAGATGCAAGTAAACCCGGAATCAACACACATATAAGAAGATGCCTATACGACCGTAGAAGCATAGGTTACGGTGCAATAGAAGTAATCCGAGAATCCGTCAGTGAATCACCAATAACACGATTAAATCACATTCCAGCTCATACTCTCAGACGTCACTACGATGAAAAAAGAGTACTATTCCAAGATAACCTAGGAAATGAAGTATGGTACGTAATATATGGTAAAAACTATGATGAAAATGGTAATCTTTGTGATGTTCATGCAGACACTGGTGAATTCTACCCTTACAATAGTTTATCTGAAGAGGAAAGAGCTAATGAGTTATTATGGACTATGCAATACGCACCAGGTACAAGTTATTATGGAAGACCACCAATAATAGCAGTAATACCATCAATCCAAGGAGACTTATCCGCAGTAGCATATAATGTAAGCTTTTTCAAGAACATGGGAATGCCGAAATTCGCAGTTACCGTAACAGGAGATTTCATCGATTATGATGAGGAACCTTATATTGAAGGTGACAATGGAGAAAAAGTAGCAAATCCAAATTATGATGAAACACAAACATTACGTTATAAAATTGGAGAGCAAATAAAACAAATTATCAAACATCCTCACAGTGCATTATGTGTAACAATTCCTTCAGAAGGAGAGGAAGGAAACGTTGAAATCAAAATCACACCATTATCTGTTCAAACTGAAGACGGCCACTTCAGAATGTACCGTAAAGACATCAGAGATGAATGTATACACAGCCATCAAGTAGACCCATCAAGGCTAGGAATCTTTGATGCAGGGAACCTGAATGGAACTAACAGTGAAAACACTAAACAATCATATAAATACGGTACAATAGCAACAATAAAAGCAGATGCAGAATCCATGATAAACCAACTAAGAGAAGAACTAGAAATAACCAGTTGGGAATTCAAAATTGTTGATGTAGACCCAATAGATTACAGTAAAGATATTGAATTAGCTGACTTCTTATTCGCCCGTGGAGCAATGACTATCATTGATTTAATTGATAATTTCGGTGAACCCTTCGGATTAAGTATAGACAACCGTGATGACCCATATTTAACAGCAAGATACATTAATGGAGTTCCACTAGAAAGAGTTTGGAGTAATGAAGAAAATCCATATCGTGAAATGGATAGTATTCTCGGAAACGTAGAAAGGAAGTTAAGAGGTGAACAAATAAATGGCAATAACTTCCACAGAACTGAAAAAACAAATATTGGCCTCGAAGATTAGTCATGTTCGTAGCTTAAACTTAGAAAAAGCATTGGAATATGATTTAAACTCATTTTTCAAAAGCTTAAAAGAAAAAGTTATACATGAACTAAAAGAATACTGGCCAGATAATGATGGAGTGTTATTACAAGGCCAACTAGACCTTATTTTAGCCCCAATATTTGAATCACAACAGGAATACTATAATATTCTACGTGAGTATAATATTAAAGAATATGATTCAGGTTATAAACAAGGCCGAAGATTAGTTAATCTTGCTAGAAAACCATTATCCAGTTTCAAAAGTGAATCCAATACCATTAAAGTTAACAAATTAGCTAACTTAAAAGTTGATAAAGATGAGTTATTCGGAACTAATGATTGGACACAACAAAAATTATTAGATCAATCTTTCACTGCAAGTGAAAACACTATGAATCGTGTTGACAGTGACATCAACAAGATTATAAGTGATGGGTATAAGAGTGGTCATGGAATAAACAAAGTAGCAGCCAATATAGAAAACAGATTCCAACAATTACAAACATGGGAATCTAAGCGTATAGCACGTACAGAAATACACAACGCCCACCAAATGGGAATAATGAACATTTACCAGGAAATGGGCGTACAATACACACAATGGACATCAGCACACGACAGTAGAGTAAGAGGCCATAAACCAAAAGACAAAGCCAACCACATTATAATGGATGGAGAAATCATACCACTAGGCGGAACCTACAGTAACGGCCTACAATATCCCGGAGACACCAAAGGCCCTATACATGAATGGATTAACTGTAGATGTGGAAACGTTCCATATATCATACCAGACGGTTACATAGCACCACCTGGAATGGCACAGTTCCACGAAAAAGACTTAATACCAACACTAGACAACTGGAATCAAGATGAGTTAATCGAACTTGCAAATCAAGAAGTTAAATCTCTTCCATCTGAAGGCGAAATAATAGAAGAACTAAGAAAATCTGATTTTGATATTTACAGATTACCTCCTAATGAACGAGAATATTATCATAAACTTAAGAAAAATCATGACATCTTAAAAGAAGCTCTTGAAACTAAAAATTACAATAAACTTGATCAATTAGACCACTCAGCAGCAACCATGATAGAATCCAAAGAAAGTGTTAAAGAATTAGGAGAGGATTTTCTAGAACTGGCTAAAGAAGAGTTAGACGATTATGCTCTTGATATTTCAGAATATGAAAAAATAATCAAAGACAAAAATATCAAAGTTACAATCGAACCTAAACTCCTCAAAGGAGGGTGGAAAAATGATGCATTAAAAGATAATTATCATTGTTATAATCCTGAAACTAAACAATTTGAACCCTTCAACACTGATGAAAAATTCATCAAATACCACTTTAAAAAAGAGAATTTAACTATCTATGAATCAGCAGATATGGACCATTCAAGAGTAATTCATGTCTATGAGAACTATAAGAAATTACCCAAAAAATTGCAAAATACAAATGAAATAGTTCTAAGTAGTCAAAATCCTATTAGTAAAATAGACCCTACCGTCACATATGGAGGATATGTTAAAAAAGGTGAGGGCACCCGTATTATAGAATTCAAAAAGACACTAAACGAAACTATAGATACAATAGTTCATGAAGCTACACATAACCTTGAAAAAGACCAATTATATTACATTAGTAACAGTAAAGAATACGTTTTAGCATTTAAAAAAGACCAAAAAAGATTATTAGCCCAAGGAAAAAGATTAAAAGAAACTTATGTCACTGAATATTCATACGGGTTTACGGAAGCAGCGCTGGAATCTAATTCTCCTGCAAATAGGGCATATGGGCATAGAATTTATTCAGAAGATTTAGCTGAATCTATGAAAAAATATTTAAGAAATAAAAAATCATTTGCAGAAGATTATCCTGAAAAAGCTAAAGTTCTTGAAAAAGTATTAAATGATGGATTTAAACCTAAAACAACAACTCCTTATAAAAAATGGTGGGATATTGAAAGTGAAAGATTTAAATTAACTCCAAAAGAAGTTAAACGAAATCAAGAACTAAAATGGAAACAAACAGATTTAGCTTTAAACGGTAAAAAATTAAGTTCAAAAGAACTAAAAGAACTAGAATTCTATGAAGATAAAACTACATTTGATTATTTATACAATAAAAAAATTGATGGTGAACTTCTTGATAAATCTGAAGAAAAAGCTTTCAATGCCATAAGGAAAAAATGGAAGAAAAAACTAAAAATACCTAATGAAATTTTATCTGAAGAAATCCCTCTTAAAGAAGGAAAATATTTTAATAAAAAAGATATTTCTGAATATAAAAAATTAAAAAGTTTAGAAATAGAAGGTAAATTAAAAGGATTCAAAAATCGTAAAAAATTAGAATTACTTGAAAATCAGAAAGAATTTGATTCATTAGATAAAAAACTAGTGAAAAATGGGAAATTGTCTCATGAAGATGCGATTAGATATAAAAAATTAAATAATAATCCTAAACTTAAGAAAAAGTTTAACTTATCTAAAATTGAGGATACTTTAAAATTAGAGGGTAAAACTAAGAAAAAGAATATTTTTGATGACATTCCAAGAAGAGAAAAATCTAAATGGGATAAAAATGTTGATGAAATAAAAGAAACAAAACATTCAACAATAAATAACAAGAAATATGTTAACCGTACTAATGAATCACAAGAAGCCATAGATGAAATGGTAGAAAGACAAAAATTAAATGCACATAATAAAGAGTTAGCTAGAACTTGGTCTGGAGATGCAAATATTTCAATGAATCAATATTTAAATGGAGAAGAAATTGATTTAGAGTATGGAGAATTTTCTTCAGTTAACAAATTGAAAGAATCTACTGATGAATTAATTGATTTAATTGATAATATGCCTGAAGAAAAATGCATACAAGAAGACACTTTATTCTTTAGAGGGACTCGTGATGATAAAGTTGATTTGACCATGTTTATTCCAGATGGGAAAACAAGAAAATTGAAAACACTAACAAGCACTTCTTATAATGTAGATACTGCAAGTGATTTTGCTGAGTATACAGATATTGATGGGTCTCAAGGATGGATCCTTAAAATACATGCTCCTAAAGGAACTAAAGGAGTGGCATTAAATGATGATATTTCAACAGCACCTGGTGAATGTGAATATTTGCTTAGTCCAAATCAAAAATACATTACTCATAATGTGGATGAAGAAAATAAAATAATTGAAATTGAATTAGTAAGTTAAGGTGTATTAAATGGTTCGTATAAGTTATGATAATAAATATAGATTAATCGATGAGGATTATTTAGAGGAAAATATTAATGAAATATTATCGTTAAATGAGTATATCCCATCTATTTTAAGAAGTATTATGATTGAGATATATATTGACCCTATAGTTTATGATCAATGGAAATCTTCAATGAGAAAAGAAAATAATAAACCTCTTAGAAGGTTTTACATTAAACAAAGGGCTTTACGTCAAAATTTAGCTTATGAAGGTACAGGACGATTAGGTTTATTGTTAGAATTATTAATCTTCATAGAATTACATCCTCAGTTTGAAGGTATTATTAAAGATTGGGATTATCTTGATGAATTGGTAGATAAATGTGAAAAAGAATATGATATAAATATTATGGATTACATAAATAATTATAATGATTTACGGAGATTATTTAATGATTTAAGGAGGTAAACTATGTTATCTTTTGTTGGTGATCATACTGAAGAAATTATAAACTTTCCAAATGGAATGTGTGCAAAAATAGATTTTGGAAATGTAAAACGTGGGGATTTTGGAGGTTTAAATTCTTGTAATATGAATGATTATCGTAGAGTTAGATTGTATGATAAAGATAATAATTTAATTTCTGAAACTATTGAAGAAAACCCTCATTTCTGCCCTGGACGTGGCCCTCTTCCAGATGAATTTTTTGAAGGGCATGATCCTAAAGTTATTTTCTAATTTTTATTTTTTTACTTTTCAAATGGTCTCTCTAAATTTATTTAAATGAGTTTGATACTATTTTTATATGTAAACTAAACTTTTTTTTTTAGATGTGTGTCCGAGTGGTCAAAGGAGATGGACTTAGGATTCATTGTATTAGTTGCTACATGGGTTCGAATCCCATCACATCTACTAAAACTATCTTTTT